ATATGATGATGTAGGTAAAGTATAATTCTGAATATATGCTGATGAAGTTTGCCATACCGTTGGTGGGTATTCAGGGCGAGCGTTTACATAAAATCTATTTATACTTTGAGTATAGAAAGTTCCTGGGTTTTCTGCTAGGGTTAAAATGGCAGGTAATGAAGTTAATGGAGGTAGTGAGCCGGTTGAATATGAAAAATCATTCCATTTAAATTCTAATTGGGGTGGATATATAGTGTTAGTATCAATGGAAAAGAATTTAATTTCAGGAATATAATTATTATTATAAACCCATTCTAATTCTTGTTTTACTATAAAACCAGTATTTGATATTGGAATACTTGTTGTTTCTATATCTGATGGAGTAGCATAATAATCAACTGTTCCTGAAACCCAACATTCGACAATTGGTTTTACACTAACATTAAGATCTTTATCTTGAGAATAATTATATATTTGAGATGAAGAAAGATAAGTATTTACAGATCCTGAGGCTATTTGGTTATACCAAGTTCCCCCACCTAATGGAGCATAATTTATATTATAATCAGATGTTACATTTGGTCCAGGTGTTAAAACATTCCATACTGTACTTCCGGAATATTTTTGCCAATTCCAGGAAACTCCGTTTGTAGTTAATGGAGAATCTAGATATTTTCCAGTACCCATATCCCATGATCCTGATATGGCAAGAACATTTAGAGTAGTATTTAATTCTAATCCTGTAGTATTTGCTATAAAACAACGTAAATTAACATCCCACTCAGATGTTTTAATTTTATCAGTAATTATATTATCAATTTGGGTTTGATCAAATTGAATGACAAATCTACTTGTTTGTGGATTTGGATTTGCAGGTGCTATGGAAGTTTCTGTTGCTTCAATAATTGCATCTAATCCTGTATTCATATCAGGATACATTGAATACAATGTAGCATCTTGTGTTGGGAATATTTTATATACTGCCATTTTTAATTTTTTTATAAAGGTACTACTCTACCTTGAATGTCTGTGTTAGGGTATTTAACTTCAAAAATGCTTGGATCAAGTGATGGATAAACAACATTACTAATTGTTGCTCCTTCAACATCATATGAATTATTACTATAACCTATACTTAATCCTGTTTTATTATTAATGGTAATATTTTTTACTGTTTGGACTCCTTTAATTCTATCTAATAAAATATATAATTCACTTAAAATAATAGGTTGGTTTATTTGCCATTTATCAATATTAAAGTAATCTTTCAAAGCAGCTAAACATGAGATTAGAATTTGATTAGCATCGTAATTAGGTAATATAATAATTTCAAAATTAACACCTATATTAATTATAAAAGCATCTTTAATTATTATAGAATCATTAACGGACCTGTATACTGAAAGATATGTTGATAAATTTTGTTTTAGTGTTTGAGAGGTTGATGCTAGTTGCTTTTGGCTATTATAGCTTAAAACATACATATCTAATGTACCTATTTCCCCTATTAAATTTTTAATTTTGGAAGGTTCTATAAATGACTTAGCAACAGTACCATATTTTGCAGGGATAGATAATGATCTGATTAGATAATCCTGTGCGGTTACTGTTCTTAATTGGGATTGGTAACTACCTAAACCATTTGTTCTTAAATCAAAAGGTGTATCACCCCCTCGTCCACCATCTGCGGCTTGTGGGTTAGTAATAGATAATGAATTAAATATTGAATTAGCTAATGTACTATTAATTAATGTAGAATTATTAAATTTTACTGTATTTTTATCTATACTTGTTATAGTATTAGCATTAACATTAGCATTAACACCTCCACCTGTTATGTATCTTACCAATAATGTTGTATTTGTTGGGGCAACACCATATGTTTCAGTAAACATAAAATTATTAGGAGCATATGCTACAGTCAGACTATTTTTTCCAAAAGGTAAACCAATACCTATATTATCTGGGTTGGGGGTTATTTGTTCATCTGTATCATTTGGGTTTCCAGAACCAAATTGAATTTGTAATACCCCTGTTGTTAATAAACGAGTTGCAAACCTTCTTTGTGTTTTCTTTAATTTTAATAAATAAGAAACATCATTATCAACATATGTGTTAGGATCATTAGGATTAGTATTTTTAATACTATCCATTACTGTTTCTTGTGCTAGATAATCAACTTCATACCATGTATTTCCATCTGAGTCTGTTATATCTAAAATACCAACAATATTATCATCTGTTATATTAATAGTAGGATATGATTGGAAATCACCAAATGAAAATGATGAAGTTATTATATTTCCTGAATATGCCTTGCGTGATTTTTTAAGTAAATAACTTGTTGGAACACCACTAGATGCTTGTAATACTGTAATTTCGGTTGGGTCTGCAGAACTGCTAAATTGAAAATTTAATCCTTGTTCTACTATAAAGTTTACATTTGTTGGTATAAGTGAGCTTACAACAGTATTATTATCTATTTGGAGAGTATAATCAAAATCAGGTAATGTATTAATACCAGAACCTATTGATGGTAATGTTTGGTAAAAATCAATAGTAGAAGTTGCTACATGAGTGTCTTTTGGTTTATATCCTAACATATAAGATAAATCATACAAATTACTTGTTTGGGAAGCATATTGTATAAAAGTTTCTTGTATTTGGGTATCTAAATAAAAAGACATTACATCACCTACATAAGATGCCATTTCCATAAACATCATACCTGGGGAGGATGTTGAGAAATCATTATAGGTTTCTGGGAAGTATGTTTTTGAGTAGTTAATTAGAGAATTTCGAAAACTTGTGAAATCCCTATTTAAATAATTTATATTTCGTTTAATATCAGCCATTATATATTTAATGTTATTTGGTCATTTATTCCTAAGTCTTGGACACTATATTTCATAATAATATCCATTCTATTATTATCTTCATATCCTATTATTTCTAAATCTTGTAACAATACATTAGGAAAATATATATTTAAATCATTTTTTATAATTTTTTCTATATTGGAAATTGTTCCTTTAGAAATTTGTTCAAATACTTGAGCTCTTATATTACCCCCAAAGTTAGGATTAAATACTCTTTCTCCTTTATTTGTCCAAAAGTAATTAAGTAAATTGGATTTTAATTGATCTTGAGTAGTATAAGTTGAATTAAAAACAGCAGATGCGTTGAATGGAATACTTACCCCAACAGCTACATTAGGAAATAAATCAATAGGTGCTATTTTTTTTGCTCCGAATGCCATTATTTTTTCATTAAATTCATTATTTGATCTAATCCTAATTGCCCTTCAGGTAACGAACCATTAATAGCATCTACAGGGCCAGAGGCTTGCATTGTTCCAGCATATGTTGTGTTTGCTGCACCACCTTGTTGCATTTCACCTATTATACCTGAAAACATATTTCTACGTTCTTCGGGTGTTAATTGTTTTGGTTGGTTAATTACAGGTTGAGCATATGATTCATTAATTTGGGGTTTGGGTCCTTTAACTGCTTCTAGTAAAATATCATGCAACTCCTCTTGAATTGCTTCCTTTACAGCTTCCTTCAATATTGATTTAAGTTCTGAGGTTTTCATTTGTTGGTTATTGTTTGTGTATAAATATTAAATTAATATGCTTTTAAATTATCTCTATCAATAATTAGTTTAAGTTCATTTATCAATGTTTGGATATTCGTTGTAAATGATAAATTAGTTTGGATGATAATGATACCTGATGAATTTTTACCTATTGCTCTCATACGGTTAACTGTTGGTGAAAATGGTATTGTTTCGGTTTCAATTATAAATCCTTTATATGAATTGTTATTTTCACTATTATTAGCACTTTGTTGGGTGGAGGCAATTAATTTAGTATTATCCTGTATAGGTGTTAATGTTTCAAAAGGATTACATAAATTAATTAAAAGATCTATAGATCCTAAAAATATAACAATACCAGCTATAGTAGTAGAAACTGTAGAAACAGCAACAGAAACTTGACTAGCTACATTTAAAAGTGGTGGTAAACGAGGAACACCTTCTTTATCAAACTTAATTTTATTATTCGCTTCATTAACAGTATTAATAGCAGCGGGTACTGCTCCTGGGACTGCTGTTGGTGGTATAGCCGCTAATGCAATATTGGTACTTAATGCTACTAGAGATAAAGTTGAAGAAATATCCTGAAGGGTATTAGCAACAGTTGAAGCTGAATTTACTGATTTTAAAGTGCGTTCTAATTTATCAGATGATTTATTTAAAAATCCTGTTATATTATTTCTTATATCTACTATTTTTTTAAGATTGTCTGGGGTTGGGCAAAATTGTTTTTTGATACTATCTAAATTTAAACCTCCTGTTTGTTTTTCAAGTAATAATAATGGATTAGTTAAATCCGTAGTACTAATACCTTGTTCTTCTAATTTTTGTTCAAGTAAATTGATACCGTATTCTTGAATTAAATTAAAAGCCATAGGTACAACTTTTTCTTTTAACGATTGACCAATATCTAACATTATTATACTTAATTCTTCCTTTCCTTTTGGCTTTAAGGATTCAGGAAGAGCTTCCTTTGGATTTTTAATAGGTCCATTTATTAATTTTTCTCGCTTAAATGAGAACTTTTTCTTAAAGTCTAATTCTTTTAATTCCGCAATTCTTATTTCAGGAGATGGGAATTTTAAACTTATAGATGGTAGGGTTGGAAGAGTAGGTAAACGGGGGATTAAAGGAAATAAAACATTCCATTCTATTTTAGATATAGTTCCTAAAGGGGAGGGAGTGTCTGTATTACTAGCAAAATTATTATAAAGTTGGAAATCTTCAACTGCTTTTTCAGTAAGAGGACCAAAATTACCATATCCCGGATCTCCTTCTTTTTGAGGGAGTTTTTGAATACTTTCAGGAATCTCTAAGTTTTGTATAATAAAAAAATCCAATAATGCTTTTTGTATTTTTTCTACAATTGGTCCATTATTACCTTTTTTAATTATTGTACCTGGGTATATATCGGGAGAGGGAATCATAGAGTATAGGATGTTGTAGATAATGATTCTGATAACCTGATTAAATAGTTAGGTATTTTTTTATTTATTTCAAAAGCAACACCACTTGTAGGAACTAATAATGATCCTGGGTGAGGGGTAACCTGGGTTTGGAGAGCTATAGATAATGCTTGTAAATCCCCTAATATTTCAGATAATAATTCACTTAATTTATCTCCATAAATAAGAGGGTGTGATATTGTTTCATCATAAAAGCTACCTAAATATATTTTTGGAGACTGAATTGTGGTATTTTCTACAGCATCTATATTTACTGAAGTTTTAGCATTAAAATTTATTGATTTTTTAGAACTAAATAAAATATGATCTGTTTTTGAGTTAAAAAATAACCTACCAGAATTAATAGCTACTTGATTTCCTGTAAATTCATTTGGATTAGTAGGTTTATTCCCCTGTGGGTACGAATAATAATCACTACTAGAAGCTGATATGTTTAACTGTTGATTATTAGTTAACCAAATTGATGAAGTATCAAAATTAAAATCTTCAATAGTACATTCCCACCCAGGAAGATCATTTAATGCTGCTCCATTTCTAATTATAGTAATAGGATTACCATTCTCTCCAAAATTTGACCATCCACTATTTACAAAGGATCCACTTACTGTACTTCCAAATCTAATACTATTTCCCCACCTACCTTCAATTATATTATCACCAGCATAAGGTAATAATGATTGAATGTTTATTCTTTCTTCAAAAGTAGGTGTAGTATATGGAGAATTTAATAAAATTCCAGTTTCGCCATCTTTAACTTCTCTTATTAATCCTGCTTCTGAGGCTGTGTAATCATTTTGTACATTAACATTATTTTGAAGATTATCTAATGGTAAAGCATTATGGTGGATACTATTCCATATATTAATTGGTGGGAAATAATATGTTTGAGTATCTTTATTTACTTTGTTAGGATCATTAATAAATTGAGATTCAGGATTAGGTAAGGTAGTATAATATATAATTTCATTAACTAGAGGATAATGTTTAATATTAGGAAATAATGGTTTTGCAGTTGATATTCCTTCAATAGCACTGTTACTTATTGATTTATAATATACAGTACCTATAGAATCCCATTTTCCATTTTCATCAAATTTAGGATGTGATGAATCTAATATAATATCTGTAACTCTAGCAACAAATATATTTCTTCCACTACCACTATTATCACCTCCCCCTAAACTTGCAACGGATCCGGCTACTGTAGAATTATTAGATATGGTTTGGGATAATCCCCAACTTTGTTGATTCATAGGGATTATTTATCTATTTTCAATTCTTTCATAGCATTAATTAACTGTTCCTTTTCATCTTCGGAGATAGATATATCACCACTGGATGATGTGTTTTGTAATACGCGCTGGATAATGGTAGACATTTTGATGAGCTGTTCATCATTCTTAACAGATATATCTAAATATTCCTTAATTAAAGGAACAATAAGAGTAGCGTCCCCTATATCAGCAATTAATGGTTTTAATTCTGATATAAGTGCGCTAACTTGTCTTTTTTTTTCATTTTGATTGGTATATATTTCTTGAAGAATATCAGAGAATTTTTTTTTACCAAATATTATACTATCTAATTGTGACATAATACATACATTTATTTCCAATATAAATATTAGAACTAAAACTTTGTATAACCCGTTTCTAAATAGAATATATAATTATCTTTAAATATATTATATAATTGATTTGCTATTTTTGTTATTTTAGGAGTTTTAGCATCTACCATTTCACGAATATAAATGTATAATGCTTTTTTATTAAATACATCTATATTTTCTCTTTTTCGAAATAATTCCAAAATAGCATCAGCAATATTAGCATCGTCCCCTTTTGGAAATAACTTATAAATATTTGTAGTACAATATTCGGTATATTCATCTATGAATTTAGATAATTGATCATTTTGTGATTTTTCATCTATAATATATGAGTGATTATTATCATCTTCTAATACGGATATAGGAGCAGTAACGACGCGTTTTTTATAATTTTTCTGATTTGATAAAATTAGATACCTCTTAGCAATAGTTCCAAAATATGAAAATGCTTTTGCTCCTCTATCGGGGTTGAATAAGTGGATTTTTGATAATAAGAAAGTTATTACTTCATGTTGTAAATCTTCAATATTATCTACCTCCGTATAATAAAATTTAAAAGTATGAATTATATTTTCTGTTAATTTAAAAAAAGCATAATGGATTTTATCATTATATATTCTACTTCTTAAATCTGAATCTTCCGTTCTATTATATAATACAATGAAATCTTCTGTTTCTTGTGTAAAATATTGAATACCTTTTTTTCTTCGCTTAGCCATATTAAATATTCTTAATGTTAAAACTATTAAGAACAGTTTGAATATTTTTAAGTTGTTCAAAGAAAAAACCTATTTCATCATCCGATTTAAAAGATTCTTTAGCATCTACTTCTTTTAATCGTTTATCCGCCTCTCCAATATACTGGGATATTTTATTTAAATAAGACATATATCCTGTAAGGATATCTTCTTGTTTTTCATTTTTCCTTAAAAGATTATAAGTTGTAAATCCTAAAATTAATGTAGAAATGGATAATGTTATTACTAAGTATATCATAAATTGTCTAACATATTTTTAAGTCCTTGACTTTTAATAGAACCAAGTGCTTTAGTTTTAACTGTTGATTTATTTGAATTATTATTACCATTCAATATAAAATTGCTTTTTGGAATATCCACGCTACCCTTTAATTTAGGTAACCATTCAACTTCAAACTCAATTCTAGCAGCCATCATATCTGCCTGATGTAGGATAAAAGGTAATGAAGTACGAGGTTTTTGTTCGGGCATATACGTCATTAGGTATTTTTTATTCGCATCATCATATAAACCATCGTGAGTCTGGATTGCTAACATTTCATTGAATGTATACGTTATACCATGTGATTGTAACATAAATAATCCACGATCGGGTACAGAAGCAAATGGTACTTTAGTATTAAATTTATAATCCTCTCCTAATTTTTCACGTCTCCACTTATCGTCCTGGGATATATATGATTCTTCGGTTTCCGATCCCATTTTACCTAAATCATGATTAATAGCTGAGAATACTAATTCTTCGGTAGTGAAGGTAGTCATATCACAACCAAAACCCTCCCACAACCCAGACATTGATAATGCTCCTCGTACAACACGATTTACATGGTCAACATATCCTCCGGGGAAGGCACTATGATATTCTTTTTTATGAGAAGCAGGCATGAGCATAATACGCTCTTGATACGTTTCATAAAATTTAATTAATTTCTCTTTACGAGGTGATGAGATATGAGTATCAATATTACTCATAAATTCTATCCAATTTGATTGGATTTTTTCTGCTGTTAGATTCATAACTTTTATTTATTTAATTTATAATTCGTTTGAAGTACGTGGCTCACGTTGGATATAATCCTTCGTATCTTGGATTAAATCTTTTAATTGATCTAATCCTTTTTTAAATGATTGAATATCCCCACCTCTAGATAGAAGTGATTCTAATTGGGAAATTGTACCTTCTGTTTTCTCCAATTTACTTGTAATAATTTCTCTATGTTGCATAACTTTATAATTTATTAATTTATTAACCTCGGAATAATTTATAACCCCTTTATTCTCCTTTTTTCTTTATTCCCTTTATTCCCTATTTTTTCCTTTTCCTGTACCCCCAAGGTACGTGGAATATTTTGTTTCTCCTAATTTAAATGGGGTTTTGTGAAAGAAAATCAAGGATATGTTTTAAATGGGAGCATTTTTCAAATTCTTCTGTTTCTTCCCAATATGATATAGCAAATTTTAAATAAGTTTCTAAATATTCATCTGAATAATGTAATAAAGCTTCCTGGCAATTCCCATCTAAGATATTTATTTTCTCAACCCAGAACCAGGCTCTATTATATACTATAAATTCACCTGCTTTTTCTATATCATATAAATTAAGTTCCTCATTCTCCATTCTTGTGAAAAAAGATACTACTTCTTTATTAAAAGTTCTATGATTATGGATGAGTTTTTTAAACATACCTACCCAGAATAAAGGATGTTCTTTATAATTTAATAATTGATCAACCATTTCCGCTTTTTCTTTAAGCGAATCAGGTTCTTCATCATTAAATAATCCAAATATTTTATCTACATTCATATCAATAAATATACGTAATTTCCGTTTTTTACGCGTGTTTAATACATTACTATATGTAATTCACATAACCACACATAAATCATATATAATTGTATATACAACAAAAAAGGGGCAAATGCCCCTTTAATGTAAGTAAGTTGTTTCGGTGATATTTTATTTAATAAGATTTGATGTATGTTTGTTTAAAACGCTCAAGTTCCATCACCACCCGAGCATCAAGTTTATCAATTCGAGAATCAACCTTACGATCGACCTCACTAATGTAACCACCTAGGTTACGATCTTTATCTTCAATAATTTTATAAATATCACTGATAGATTGTTCGAAGTTACGAATATGATTTTCACATTCATTAACTTTTTTACTTGACTGTAGTACCACATAGACCAAGACAATGTCTACGACCAATACAATACCTAAACCGAAAGCTAAAATAATTTGTTCCATAATTTTTAATTAATTTAATTTGAAACAACTTACTTGTGGAGGATATCGGAGTCGAACCGATGACCCCCTGCGTGCAAGGCAGGTGCTCTAGCCAGCTGAGCTAATCCCCCATGTAAATGCTCTCTCTCTTGGGCTCGAACCAAGGACCCTCTGATTAACAGTCAGATGCTCTAACCAACTGAGCTAAGAAAGAATGGAGCGAAAGACGAGATTCGAACTCGCGACCCTTAGTTTGGTAAACTAATGCTCTACCAACTGAGCTACTTTCGCTTATGAGCCTCTTGTCGGACTCGAACCAACGACCTACTGATTACAAATCAGTGGCTCTACCAACTGAGCTAAAGAGGCTTTAAAATATTAATCTAATATTTCTAAGGTATCGATTAAAACAGAATCACCAATCGTTAAAGTAGAATCTACATTAATTAAGGTACTATCAACTTGAGTTGATTCAACTGAATTGGTTGTGTTTGAGCAAGAAACAAAGGCTAATGCTAACACGGTTACTAAAAATACTTTTTTCATTTTATGGTTTTTACTATTAATTAATTGAATATAAATGTATTAATCTTTTTTTGTATTTCCAAGTGCTTTATCAATTCTTGAATCAACTTTACGAGAAATATCTTGAATAGATTTGAATGTATTTTCACGAATAGAACCAATAATTTCTTTATCTTTTTCTATTTCCTTTAATAGTTCTTTTACTACATTCCGAGTTTTAGAAAATTCTAAAAATAATAATATTATTCCTAATAACATTCCTCCCAAAATAAACATAGTTATTGGGTGAGGTAATATTGTAACTGTTACTTCATTCATTTTTTTTTTTTAATTTTAATTTTTAGCGGAAGATGAAGGATTCGAACCTTCGGAACCTCTCGGTTCAACAGTTTTCAAGACTGCCGCGATCGACCACTCTGCCAATCTTCCGTTTATCATTTTAAAGATATGATAAAATCTTTTGGTTAACGGTGTAGGGATCGAACCTACATTTCATGGGTCGGGGCCACGCGTCCTGCCGTTAGACGAACCGTCATTGTTTTCTATTTCTAGAAAGCGGCAAAATGATATTTTAACCTGGCGATTAGAACCCAACATCCTATTCTTTTATCTTACTAGCTACATCACCCGACATATATTACTAATAAGTTGTGAGAACAAAGCTACTTTTATTAACTTTGCAATTATATTTTGAAATTAACTCTACAAAAAATATAAAATTAACCAACCTATTTTCTCACCAGCCAATCATATCAAAGATCAATATTAAGAATAAAATATAATATTCTTAAAAACTATATATAAATATGTGATAGACATTTCCATCACCCTAGTTATAATTAGAAATATTTTAGAAGGCTACCCTTAAGTTATACAATCGTCATTGTTTATCTGTTACGGCCAAACGCTACCTAGAATAGCGATATTACTTTTTTCTCCTTCTTAGTTTTCTGTACTGCTAGCCGGAATCGAACCGGCACTCCCCAATCGGAATGGGATTTTAAGTCCCACGTGTCTACCTATTCCACCATAGCAGCATATCGATTAAAACCCTAATTGGTCTAATCTCTCCTCTATATCATCCATCTCCATCTGTAATTGAGCATATTCATCTACTACTGATGTTTTATCTGGATTGTTAGGATGATATTTCCAAACTTTATCTTTTAATTCACTTAAAAATGCTAACTCGCTTACTAACTCATTTTTTAATTCGTTCATAACTTTTATTTTTATTTATTTATTTATTTATATTATCAATATACGAAACTATCCTTAACAATCCCAATCATCTAAAGCAATCTGCAAACAAAGTAATGGAGAAGATTTAGGATTAGATTTCATTTCCTTTAAAGCAGTATAAACTACCTCAATTAAAAGATTTAATTGTTCAGCTCTATCAAGGCATTCTACAATATCAAGCATTTCTTCACTTGATGATTTTTCTATAAATTGTTCTTTTATTTTATTCATATTAATTCAATGAAAATGCGTGAAATTCGTGGTTAATAGTGTATAAATCGTTGTCATAATCCTCAAGCATATCCTCCAATGCTTGGTTATAACCATGCATATATACGCGTTCTTCTTCGGAGTATTCTCTTGAAGGCATCAACATCTCTAGTCGATTTTCTTCAATTGTTTCTAATAATATCTCTTTAAATTTATCCATAACTTTTATTTTTTAACAAGTAAACTTGGACTAACAGTAAACAAACCATTAGTACCTCGAACTTTAACATTCTTAGCATTAATCTTAATAATCTCAAATTCATCATTTGGGTTAACTTTTTTATGGTTAATACCTACGATATCACCAATTTGAAAATCATTTTTAGTAGCACGAATAATCTGCTCACCTTTAATAACCTTCATTTTAGCACTTAAACCATTAACATCAAAACGAATAGTACCTAATGAAACATTAACACCATACTGCTTTTCTAATTGAGCCATTGCTAACTGAAAATCTCCTCTGAATTTTTGAACTTCTACTTTTGTCATAACCTTTATTTTTATTTCCTTATTACCCCCGGAATATACGAACAATATCTCGGGGAACCAACCAAAGTCGCATTTACTTCTTATAAATATCAATAAACATAGTCATATATTTTTCTTCCTCTAAAATATTATCAAAAAATTTATTTTGAGGAGTTCTTATATCAACCATATTATCTGAAATTTTAAATATAGCTTTTTTATTACCTTTAATATAAAGATCAAACATTCCATTTCCTACTTTTAATAATTCTTGTGATCTAGAGTTCGATTGGTGGATACCTTGAGCTTTTACATTAACATAACCAAAAACTTTTTCCATTAACATCTTCCAAGCAATTCCGTGAGGAGCAGGATCATTATTCTGTGGTAATGATTTAAAATAATAATGATCATAAGCATGACAAAGTTCATGACATATAGTATCCTTTTCTAACTCAGTATTTAATATAAAAGAAGATAAATTTATTAAATAATGCCCTGGTTCTATATAACGACAATGTCCAAATTTAGAGTTTGCTTTTTCAGATATTTTGTATGTAATTTTAAGAGGTTTTACTCTTAAAGATTTCGCAATTTGTTGATTTAGTTCTTTTAAATTTGTATTTTTCATAATTATAGTGATCCTATATTTAATAATTGTGACTTTCTTCTATAATCTATTTCATCCATTGCACCTGCTAATGATGATGATATATGATCGCAACACATAAATACTTTACCATTTTTATTACGTGATGCTCTACCTGCTATTTGAATTAAACAAGATTTAGTACGTAAAAAATTATTTCTACTTGCTTGCTCTACTATAACTAATGAACATTGTTTTACATCTATACCTTCACGTAACATATTAATACCTAAGATTACTTGAATATTACCATTTCGTAAATCTTTAAGTATTTCTTTTCTTTTATCTTGTTTTACTTTAAAATGTAAAACTTCATGATTAATTTTATATGTATCAAGTAAATTACTAATATTAAATAATTGCTTACGTGATAAACAATTTATAAAAACAGTTTCCTTTTTTGATGTGGTATTTTTAATATCATTAATCATTTTATCACTACCAAAATAATTTTCATTTTTTATAGTAATTTTAGGATCAACTAAATTATTAGGACGTGTTAATAATTCAACTATTTGATCACTATTATTTAATTCATATTTAGATGGTGTAGCACTTACATAGGTAGTTGTATTAATATTTTTTTGTAATTGTTTTAAATTTAAAATATTATCTTTTATTACATTATTTATATAATAACCTTTACTAACTAGTTTTTCTAAACGCTTTTTATTAGCTGATGGTAATGCTCGAAATTGTAATAAAGATAAATGTGATTCATCTATAAATAAATTTGGTTTTATATTATCAAAATAATCTGTTAAATAAAAATCTTCTATTTTTTCACTTAATATAGATAATATACTAGTATTATAATACACATCATCAAAATCAACTGAAGCAATTAAACTATCAATACTATGATTAATATGATCTTCTAAACGATTAGCTTCATCTACTTTATTTTCATTTTTAAAATTAGATATTTGTTTAATTTTTTCTTCATTTAATCTACGAATAATATAAGATTTATTTTCCAAAACTAATTCAGGTATATCATCTTTAAATGTAGGGAATAATATAGTACTTGAACAAATTAAAATAGCTTTATTTGAAGTTTCTAAAAAATCTTTTACTTCATATCTAAGTATTTTATTTTTTAGATTAACAACAACTTTACCTGCAATTTTTGCATTTAAAGATTCATTAAAATATGTTGGTTTATATACATCATAATTAGATACATAATATCCTACAAATTCATCAGGGAACATATCTACAAATTCATTATATAATTGAAAAGCTAATACTTTATTAGGAGCAACTATTATAGTAGGTGTATTTGTTTGTTTTATTACATTACCTAATACAAATGTTTTACCGGAACCTGTAATTCCTTTTAATGTTTGATTTTTAAAAATATCTAATCCTTCATACAATTTATCAATAGCTATTTGTTGATCTTTTGTAGGATTAAATTCGGATACTAATTTGAAATTTGTCATAACTTTTATTTTTTAATATAATAAATGCTTGGCTTCGCGCCTCATTTACTCCCGGAATATACGAACAATTACTTAGAGTACCATATTTTCCATATGACGTTTATATGACTCTTTTAAATATTGCTTGCTCCTTTAATTTAGCTTCAATCACAATATCAGGCTCTAAACCATATGTTTGGATTTTTTCATAAATAATATCTGAGTGTGCTTGTGGGCGAATACTCTCATCTAAATATTCCTTTTGTCTACTTTCTGAATAGTGACAACATTGAGCTACACCTTCAGGCCAGGTAGTGGATGCTAATTTAAGTGCTTCTTCCTCATTAAGATCACCTGTATTAAATTTATGGTGGAAATAATCAAATGTAATTGGAATGCCTATAGATTTATAAATCCCCTCATATAAATCCTTAACAGAATATTCATTGGGGCTGTCATCATTCTCGATTACTAACCGTTTTTTAGTGTCATTACGCAATAGACTAAAATTAGACACAAAGCGCGCCAACGTTGATTTTTTATCGCCGTAAGCACCACCAACATGAATATTGATTTTATTGTAATTTGATGGTTTAAACCCAAGCATATTCATCTGTTCGCTATGACAATCGAGTTCTCGAACAGTCTTTTCAACAACTTTTGGAGAAGGTGAAGCAAGACAATTATATGGGCCTGGATGCATAGTAAGTCGTTGACCTGCTTTAGTAGCGATAGCTCCTATTTCTAACATTAACTCACAAATCTCATCATAATCTTTTAGCAATGAAAATTCATACTCATCTTGCCATGGAAATATTTGAGATGATAAACGGAATAATTTAATTCCATGTTCATTATTCCACTCAACAATTGTTTTTAAATCCTT